AAACGTATAATTTACCTACCTGGAAAAAAGGGTCGGTTGATTCAACTCTTTTAATTTCAAAGAAAGCTTTAGTTAGAGGAAAATAAACTACATCACCTTCAGCCGGTCTAGTAGTTAAGACAGCATCCCCTGAGCTTGCGATTACCTCATCCCATCTTCTTCTTGCAACAACGAAGGTGGCGGTGTCTCTAATTTCTACACCGAACTTAGTCATAAGGTCGCCGTCACCCTCAAACCCGGTAACGTTTTGCATATACATCTCTAATGGGTAGGCTGATGCGTACTTATTAAGCACATCTTCTCCCAAAATCATATCCTCATTAACAGCCTGTCTAGGAATATAATAAGTATCAAACCCGTATATCTTCAGGCACTCTATAATAATATCTTCCATGAGCAATTGCTCTGAAGATCTGCCTCCAGGTATACCAGATTGAAAATAAAAGTTCGTTGCCATTATTCGGAATATCCACGTGGATTAGTTGTTGCCTTGATGGTATAATCCATAGGTGGGCTGATGAGATAAGCTGTAAACATTATCAACCTGTAAAGAAGTCCACAGGGAGTTCATAGGTAGATCTAACTTCATCCTTTAACTCTTTTATCTCTTCCATAGCCTCGTCAAAGATCTTTTGACCATTCAACGTTACCCCACCTGGTAATTGAACACCTTCAAACTTCTTAAGATTAATACCCCATTGACGCTTAATTAAAGCAGTTGTGTATCTCTTTAGATAACCATCGTTATATACATCGGTAAACGTATCTGGGTCAAGCATACGATAAGCTTCAATGATAATATAATCCCCGATAGCCAGATCTCCCCCATCCCCCCAGGTAAGATCGATATGCAATCTATTCATATGACGATTAAACCTAACAGGCTTTTGTCCTGTCATCAAGTCATTTATTAAATTTATATGCATCTTTAACATCGTAAAGTACTGAATATCAGTATTAGTTAAAGATTGAATGTTATTAAGCATCAATTGATACTTAGCATCAAAAAAGCTGATACTGTTAGATCTACTTGATAAAGGTAGAGTCCTTACAACACTTAATACGGAATCATTTAAAGTAACGTACTTGTTATCAAAGTTACCCAGAGTAATTGTTGATAATGTGGCTGATGTACCTGAAGATGAGCCAACAATTGTTTCACCAGGTGTAAATGTACCTGCAGTATTCTTAACATTAACCCGGTTAGCTGAAACGTTAGCGTGCACAAAGGTAGTTGCACCGGAAGAGGCTCCTGTAATTTTTTCACCAATAGAAAAAGATGCAGCATTAACCCCGGTAATCTGAATTAAAGAAGCCGTAATTTGTTCTTTGAGATATACAGCTTCAACAGCATCATAATGAAAGTCTCTGTAAAACTGTATGGCCTCGTCAACACGGTCTTCTAACTGATCTTCATCCACGTTAATTTCGAGGACAGGAAATCCGAGTGAGCGAAGGCAATAATCTATAAGGTTTTGTCTGGATGAAGGTGAAGACATTGTATCTTTCCTAATTTATATGGTATATTTATAAGGAAAGGGCCCTAAGGCCCTTGCAGTATATAATGTGATGTAATGTTTAATCAGCAGTTTTAGAAGTTATAATTGCTGTAGAAGTTTCTTTATCAGCAATCAAATACCCTGTACAGGTAATATTATAATCAACACCGTTAGAGTCTTTTTCACTCTTAACTGGTACTGTAATATCTAAATTTTTAAAAAGATATTCTTTTTTACCTTCAAACACGCGCCATGCATGATCTAAGGTCCCTCTACCTTCTTGACCCCTAGATTTATTAAACCTTATATGGTAGATGTTCATATAATTTCGGCAGCAGGCGGAATATCACAAGTGTTATTAGCTGCAGGCGCCGCTGGTATAACTGTTAGATTAAAATGTACAAACTTAATGGGCTTGTCTGCTGCATGGCGTGTAAAAGAATGGGATAGCCATGAATTAGCAAAGATCATTAAACCTGGTTTAGGGGTAAAATAAATCATTTTACTAGCAGGAGTTACTACACTCACATCTCGTTCTGGAAGATCAATCTGAATTTTAGCTGGTCTAGGGTCATGAAATACTACTTTTGAACCATCTTCAGGAGTCTCAAGAAAGTAAAAGCCTACTATCTGTGAACCAAAGCCGTGAACGTGTGCATCCATTGCCGAATGCTTATGGTGTTCTTGAGTCCACATTTCTGTAAATGAAACTCCTATGTTTTGCATGTCATAGCCTTGTTCATTAAGAATATTCCAGGCAGTTGCTCCGATAAACTGAGTAAACTCTGCCATACGGGAATCACCATAGAAACTATTCGTCATATAGACAGGGTAAATTTCGTCAAGATCACCCTTTTTACGAGAAACCTCCAGATTTTCTTCTGATACAGTACTAACAGTTTTAAGAAAATCTGGACGCTCAATTAAGTAAATAGGGCAAGGAAAATAATGATCAACCTGCAACTGCATACCAGGAGCTACCTCAGAAACCGATTCTTTAGTTTTACGAATCGGTTTCTGAGATGTTTTCTTAGGTAGAGTTTTTGTCATAGTATATCTTGTTAATAATGTATATAATTATATATACAAATTAAATTTAAAACCACTGTTAAGAGGTTAATCTAAATTAACTAGGTGTTACTTCGACCCATTGCCATGCGATAAAGTCAAATTTGTACTCACCCTCTGGGCGTACAGGGGTATCTTTCCAGTTATTGTCTGCACCACACCACCTTGTTTCAATACCTGCTTCAATTTTTGCTAAGTCAGGTTCAGGGCGAGGTACAGGAGGTACCATATTTAATGTAGTTTCATCCAGTGTCCATGCTGACCAGTTAGAAGCATATTCAACGTTAAAGAAAAAAGAGATAGCGATTTGTTGTGCAGCTGCTTTTTCTTCTGCAGTCATATCGCGTTTATGCCATACATCGGTCCAAACTCCGTCTACTTTTTCATAGGTAGGCTCTTCTGATGTCAGTAGTTCATAGACTCCTAATGTGGGGCGCTCTACGCGGGTAAATGGCTCCCAATGTGACGGGACAGAACCATATGCTTGAATGAGGTTTTCCTCCAAAGCCGGGTGATTCTTATATGTTCCGTTCTCTGTCTCGATATAAAGATTCATAATCTTCTCCTGAATTTCTACTAAAATATTTATTTATAAAGGTTTTTTTGGAATTTGTAGGAAAAAAGTTAAAATTTGGTAACTTGACTTTACCCTGTACTTTAATCTTAACAATTAGAGTTCATCAATTCTATTTTTAAGAGCTTTAATCTGCTCCTGTTGTTCTTTAATAGCTTCGATTAAAACCCCAATTAAATTATTATACTTTATACCAAGGTACCCGTTTTCGTCCTGAGATACTATTTCAGGAATTACTTTTTCTGCCTCTTGAGCAATTAGACCGATGGCTTTAGCACCACCTTCTTTCCAATCGAAAGAAACACCTCGAAGTGCAATAACTTTATCAAGAGCACTTTCAACAGTCTTAATGTTTTTCTTTAATCTCTTATCAGAAGATGAATTGTAATCAGTAGAGGTTAATAAGCCTGTAGAAGGGTTGAAGAACAGTTTAGTACTTGATACCTGTTCAGCTATTGCACCTGAGGTTTCATTTGCAAAAATAATATATCTGGTTGCATTAGTTGTCGTATCATCCGTAACGGTAATAAAGTTAGCAATATTTGCTGTTAAATTACTTGCTGTACCTGTAGCGTTAGTTAAGACAATTGCTGATGGTGTACCAAGTGCCGGTGTAACAAGAGTTGGGCTGGTAGCAAATACTAAATTACCTGTACCTGTCTCATCACTAATCACTGCAGCAAGCTCGGCAGAAGTACTAGAAGATAATAAGCTTACATTACCCTGTCTAGCTAATTCAAAACCACCAGCTGTTAATCCGTTATGTACACGAATAGTGTTATTACTTGTGTTGACTGTTATCTCACCTGCAGCTCCTGTAAAACTGTTGTTTTGTGCGGTAGATCCACGTCTAAATTGTACTTGGGTTGGCATTAATTGCTCCGTTAATTATAATACCGCTAAATCTTCACTTACTATACTACCATTAGGTTCCATACAATCATATGTAGTACCTAGAGACACACCAAAGGCGTCAGCTGTAATTGTTGTTAAGTCCCCGTAATCTACATTTCCACTATGCCCTGGAAACACAGTTGTCGTACTAACTGTAAACCCTCCAGTACCTGAAGCGGTAATTTGAGTATCTGTAACACCAGTAATTCTACCATATTGATCAACAGTAAAAACAGGTATCAAAGAGCCACCACCGTAGGTGTTGGCAGTGACACCAGATGTATTTAAAGAGACATTACCTGTTGTAGCATTGTATGCAATTGGACCACCAGCAGCTGCATCAATTGAATTGCGTGCTCTTGATGTGGTAAAATATAAATTACTTCCTTCTTGTACAACATTAGTACTTAATGTACTAGATGCTAGAGCCCATGCATTGCCATTATAAGTCCAGGTCTTACCACTGAACGTATAGGTCGTATTTGCACTCGGCGAGGAAGGAAAATTTAAAGCCATATTCTTTCAAAAAAATCAGGGAGGATTTTACTCTCTCCCTGATATATTTATAACAAATTAAGGATGTGTTTTCTTATAGGCTTCGAAGTCAGCTTTTAATTCTTTAATGGCTTCAACCAATACACCTACCACGTTGGTATATCTGATACCCAGGTAACCGTTATCATCAGTAGAAACAATCTCAGGCAATACTTCTTGAACTTCCTGTGCGATCAAACCGATTGCCTTACCGTTGCCTTCTTTCCAGTCGAAGGTAACACCACGAAGGGCGTTAACTGTATCGAGTGCAGATGTAACAGTCTTAATATTCTTCTTTAATCTCTTATCAGAAGATGAATTAATATCTGCAGCTGTAACTTGACCTGAAGCAACAATGTTACCCGTTACTCCAACACCACCGGCAACGATCAACGCACCTGTTGACGTGCTTGTAGAAGCAGTTTCATCACTAATGTTGAAAGGCTTGTTAGAAACCCACTTAGTTCCGGTATGAGAATAGTTTAAAGATGCGCTTGCACCATCAACAGTAATACCAGCACCATCAGCAGCCGAGCTATCAGCAGCACCCTTGGCAACCGTAATATTCTTATCAGTAACTTCTAAGGTTGAAGAAGATACTGTTGTTGTTGTACCGCTGACTGTTAAGTTACCTGTAACTGTCAAGTTATTATTAACAGTTGTGGTACCAGTAGCAGCTCCCATTGACAATGCAGTGGCTGCCTTAGCAAAATTAACCGTTGTGGCAGTAGTATTAACTAAGTCAAAAGAACTACTACCAGTCGTCAAAGATGTAGTGATTGCAGGGCTTGTGCCGAACACTAATGCACCAGTACCAGTTTCATCCGATATAACACCGGCTAATTCACTAGAACTAGTTGCAGCAAAAGTACTTAACTTATCAGTAGATCGAGCAAAATTAACTGCTGCACCGCCCCCGGCTGCAGTTACTGTCAATGCTCCGCCTGTATCTTTAAGCTGTAAAGATCCTAGGAAAATAGTACTGTTAGACAAATACAGATCTTTAAACTGATTGGTCGGGCTACCCAGGCTTTGAATTAAATTACCTGAAGGGGTTAAGTTACCGACCGTAATATTCTGTCCAGTTAATGCAGTTGCAAGCATTACATTAGAGATTGCACCAGTTGATCCTCCAACTGACTCTATCAATGAGCTGATAACAGTACCGGAAGCCTGTTCAACCCACTGTGAACTTGTACCATCGTTGAAGTACAAATACGTATTACCATCAGCATCATCAATCCACAGATCACCAATGTTAGGTGAGCCAGGAGCACTTGCAGACACTGAAACATTAGCAATATTGGTAAAGTTAAATACACCAGTAGCGTTGCTATAAGCACCTTTTGTACCTGTTATAGATAAGGCAGCTCTTGCATTAGCATCGGTATATGTACCAGATGCAGATATGATACCATTGGCAGCATCGTACGTAATACCAGTTCCGGCTGTTAAAGATTGCTTAGATATAACAATATTACCAACCATTCCTCCATGAATGGAGCATTGATAAACATAAGTACTACCGGCTAAAGAATCTGGTACTTTCCAAAATAATTTGCCAGTAACTTTACCTTGAGCAGAAGAACCGGTAGTTACAGTTCCATCAGTTGCTACATGTGTTAAACCAGTATCGTAATTTGATCCTCCAGATGATACTCTGATCATGAAAGGGTGACCGGTAACATTTAAATCAAATGATATAGTTTCCCCGGCAGTTACATAAATTGTAGGATTATTGCCAGAATATGAATCTAACAA